AGTTCTGGGTTTAACTTCATTATCAATAGTAAAATGAAATTCTTCAGTATTTTTCTTAAGTTCTAAATTCTCTTTAGCTAATTTATTAATAAGTTTATTAGCTTCTGCAAGTTGATCTTTTTCAATTCGACGAAGAATATTATTTTCTTTATTTTGATTATGAAGGTTAACAAGCTGTTCTTCACTTAATTCTTCAATTTGATGAGGAGCAAATTCAGAGTTAGCTTTATAAATATTAAAAGCTCTTAAAATTCTCTTAAATTCTACAAAAGTAAATTGGGGGAACTCACGAGATACGATTTTTTGCGTAAGATTAGACCCATAGATTGAGTATAATCTATATATGGTTTCCATTTCTCTTCTGTCAAGTTTTCCCATAAGAGTGGGATTATCTTTTCTATAGATTTCAAAAGAATAGAATTGTATTCTTCCATCGTCATCCCGTTCCAAATTTGTAATAGCTCTATCATCAGTTTCTATAGATTCAATTTTAGAAGATTTTGATTTAACTTTATTATAAACATCTAAAAATTCCTTAATTAGATCTGTAGGTATATTTTCAGAGTTTACAATATTATTTTTTTGATTATACCAATATTGTACATTTCTTTTACTATCTTTTAAGGAAGATAATTCCTTTAATTCGTTTATTAATTCTTTTACTTTCTTTTCACTAATTTTATTCATTTTTCAATGTTTTACTAATGTGATAATAACAAAAAACTCCTGATTAGATTTCTCTAACCAGGAGTAATATAAAGAGTCTACAAAGTTGAATTAATCAATAACTTTATAACCAAAAGCAATCATCTTACATGGAACAGTACCCTTAGAAGGAACATAATCAACAGTTGCGTAGAGAGCATTCTTCTCCTTCAAACGAGTCTCGATAACAAGATTAACACCAACGTGATTATCAATTACCCATTCCTTAGCAGCTTGTTCAGCAGCCTTAGAAGTCTTCTCTGTGAAGATTTCCTCATTAGTATCTTGAGCACGACCTACATAGAATCTCTCAGGAGTATGAGTGCGAGCATCATACTTAGGCTTATTTACCTTATAGGGACGCTCACGAGTATCAACAACAGCAGACTGAGTTACGATATAAGCACCAAGTCCAGCCTTATCAAACTTCTTCTTCTTCAGATAATCCTTCATCCAATCCTTAACATTATCTTCATTTGTAACATTTTCCTTAGCCCACTTATTATAAGCTTGTGTAGCATCTACCATAAGTGTCAAATCCTTAACATTGTTCTTTGCTTCATCTTTGGTTGTACCAATTACTTCATACTTTGTGAAAATTGAATTTTCCATATTAAATTTTAAAATTTTAAAACATAATCATGCGGATTTACCGCCATAAAAAATATCTACTAACATGGAATCATCTTTCTCTTATCGAGAACATATTAAAAATATCATTTTTTAGAATGATAACAAGTTAAAATATGTTAAAATTACTTTAACATTAGAAAGGAAGATAAGTTGATAAAATTGCTCTTATTTCCTTTATTATATCATTTCCCTTCAACCCAAATACCGGAAATTCAGTACATTGATAACTAAAATCTTCGCAGATTATACTGAGTCCTTTAATAAAGTCATCTGGTAATCCTAATTTATCAGATAATTTCATAACTATTTGATAATGAGTTGTATCAGGATTTTTAAGTTTTGCTTTATATGTTACATAACATATCAAGCTTATAAGTACAATTCTATTCTCGAATGGAGATCTTGTACTTTGTGAAGAGTTTAGATAACCTATACTAAAATTATCAGAATAGAATTGTTTCAATTCTTTAAAACTCATATCCTTTAATTTGATTAAAATAGGCTACACTTTTTAATAGATATATACATTCTTTCCATCCTTTATCAAATAACTTTGAAGTCATAGGAACTACAGAAGTATCATATTCAGGAATTGTAGATACTACTAAAAAATTACCTTTAACTGTTGGATTATCTAAATCATAAAACTTTTTAGCTACTAATTTTAATAACCAAGAATAAAAGGCTATTTCTCTTTCATAACTAAAATACGATGGATTAAATATAGAAGCGGGTTTACTAGTAGTTTTTAAATCATTTACTGTAATTGTACTTTCATCTTTATCAATAGTAAAATTATCAAGCTTAGCTTTTAATTTATAAACCACAGGTTCATGTTCAGGAATTTCCATTTTAATATTCATTAAAATAGTTTTTTCATTCCCTACTATTGGTTCTTCTACTAATCCTGTTGGATGAAGTAATTTTTGAATTTCTGAATTATCATTTAATGTTTTTAAACATCCTACTAATAATTCATAATTCCTTTCATCAGTATATATACGTTTTTTATCACCCTCTTTAATAGGATTATTTTGCTCATATAAAAATCTATCTCTCCAATATGGTTCTGCTTTATCTTTAAATTCTTTGAGTCTATTATCAGTAAGTTTATCTTTATAATATCCGATTATATAAGATTGAGCTTTAATTTCATCATCAGTTGGAAACGTTCCATCAGATTTATAAAGAGCCTCAGCCATTAATCCAGCTTTTGCTGTTGGTTTAAATACTCCACTAATTACTTCATAATCTTCATTCTGAAGACACATTGTGTGTATTAAACTCAGTTATGTTATCATATAGTTTTTTATCTATATTTCTATAACTTCTTTTTTTTGTTATAGCTCGGCGTACCTTTTCATCCACTTATTTCAGTTGGGATGCAAACCGCTCTTGGAGATATTTTATTCTGATTTTTCAGGTTCAATCTCTACGCTCTACACTGGTTCGGATTCTTTAATTTCTGAACTTAGCACGGGATTATCATCACAGATTTCCCCGTTTTCGGTTTGTAATTGTCCATTTAATTCCTTAATAATGGACGGCAAATTTAAAAATTTTTGTATTGAATCTATAATCTCTTCTTCAGTATTATAAAAAGGTATTTCTAATAAATTCCAATTATTTTCTTTACAATACCTTCTTAAATCTGAATCACGTAATAATTGTTCATCAAAGGCTTTTTTTCCTCCAAATACTTCAACTGGTTCATAATGCTATCTTCCATTATATTCTATAACATATTTATTTTTATTATAAAATATATAAAAATCCAATTTAAAGTCTCTTCCTTCATAAGGATTTTTTAATGGATACTAAGAAATATATTCTATATTATTTATTTTTAATATAGAAGCAACTAATCTTTCTCCGTGAGACTATTTACATTCTGGACAACCACACCCATTTTTGCAATGAACATACGGTAATTGCCAAAAAGATCCGTGAATTGGACATATTATTTCTACTTTAGTTGAAGACCTTGAATCTAAATCAAATTTTACTTTACTATAATCATATTTATTTCCATGGATTTTCTTAGATTCTTTTATGAAATCATCAATAGTCCATTCTTTACCCATACATTTAGGACAGTTATGTCCACTTATATGTTTACTTGGACTCTATTGAAATTCACCATGAATTGGACATATTATAGTAACTGGAGTATTATAATTAATATAATTAACCTTTGAATAGTCATATTTGTCTCCATGAACTTCTTTAGCCTTTTTTATAAATTCTTCTATTCCAAGCTTTCTTTTTTCTCCTTCAGCTCTTGAAGAACATATTTTACAACCATATCTATAAATGTTGTTTGCATTTGTATGTCGAATATTACCACATTTTTTACATTTTAAAGTAATATCAGAAGAATTTTTAAATTCAATAATATCCCAAAGTTCTAAATCTATTCTAGACATAAATAACTTTAAAGATTTCTATCTTTTATCTTCTGCTACTCCACATTTTGGACATCCACATTTTGACATAGCTACTGATCTTGGAACAGCTTGCCATTCATGACCACAATTATTACATCTAAGAGCTATTTTTTCATTAGCTCCCTTATACTCTTCTAACATTTCGACAAAAGGAAATTTTTTCCATATTTCCTCCTACATTTCTTTAGTTGTTTTCATACATTATGCATTTTTTAATTTTACAACATAAATATATGATTTTTATTATAAATTCAAAAAATTTTATTTTTACCGGTTTCAAAACTTGGATTATAAACTTGAGGAATACCTTCAAAGAAAGCTTTAACTCCATCCTTTTTTAATACACCTAACCTTGAATTAGAGATATAATCTTTTCTATATTCAGAAAAATATTCTTCATCACTAATATCTTCAAGTTTAAGTGTATCTAATAACGGAGTAATTTTAATAGACTTTAAATCAAAATCAATCGTCATGCTGCTTTATTCGGCTCTTTTGATAAATTCTCTGCAATAGATCTTCCAAGGGCATCAATAAATTCTTTACTCTCCTCATCAATCTTAAGAGTAATCTTACTATCTGTCAACTTATTTTTAAAATATTTAACAACTAAAACTAAACAGATTAAAGTAATAAAATTTCCAATAATTACACTAATAATACTCATATATTAAAATATTTATTAAAGTCTTTAAAGATACCCATTTCTTTAGCTAACCAATAAGTATCTGTAATTTCATCTTCATCTAATGAATAGATCCTTAAAATAGGTCCCAGATATTCATTAGCTTTATTATTATAAAGTAAGCAAGGAATTCCTTGACTATTTAAATCTATAAAATTCTTTATAGAATCTTCTATATGTACATCACATCGATGTTTAAGAGTTTTAGCTTTACTTAATTTATATCCAGGTACTTGAAATAATGGTGCTTCAGGAAATCCATTATCTCTAAGATATTGTTTTGACCATCTTTTAGGATTTACACGTGCTGAACAATACATCTTAGGTGTAAATTCTAATTTATTAAGTACTGGAAGATTAAGCCAGAAATTTCTCTCATGTATAAGAATATTAGCTACATTTCTAGTTATAGCCCAATCATAATTAGGCCATTTTTTAAATCTTTTAAGATAAGCTGTTTCAAAATCAGCTAACACTCCATCAACATCAAATGATACTCGAAGATGTTCTCGTAATTTAATCATTATAATTCTTCATATATCTCTAAGTCTGATAACGCTAAACTATATTTATCATTTAAATATTCTCTTAATTGTTCCCAATCATCAATAGTATTTAAAATAGTATCATCATCAAACTGTTCTCCATATTGGATAATTAATTTTTCTACAGCATCGTTATAAGATTTGGCCATGATAGTCTTAATAGTAGGCCATAAATCTGAAGGACATTCAGCCCATAAATATTTATTCATTATTTTTTGTTAATAATTTATAAAAATATTCCTTAGGCATATAAACATATTCATTGTTTTGTTGCCTATCACTTTCCTTATTCCAAAAAATTACTAAAGGTTTATCTTTAAAAGGGCAAGCTTCTGATATTGCTTCTATATTAGGAGAATTTTTAGTACGTTTACATTGTATATAACAATCTAAAACTCCTAATGTGTCCGCAATATCTATCTTTGCATTATCAAGATTACGTGATTCACTTCTAGAAGATCTAAGACCTTCGAATCCTAAATCAGTTAATTCGTGTATAATCTTCAATTCATAACCATTACCCTTACGTTTACTTTGTGAAGCCTTCATTGATCTTTTAGTATGTTCATCCATCCATTCAACCCTTATTCCATCTTTTGGAACAGTTCCTTTATTTGCTCTAATTTTAAGAGCCTAAACTGATAAAGTAGTCATTTCAGCAGCTTGTTCTATTGATTCATAAACACATGAATTACCTGCTTTATCAGTAACTTTAACACTTGTATTAAGCTACTTCTTCATATTTACTATTACTAGTTTCTCGGAGATATATTCCTATTATTTTATACCAAATATCTTCTACAGTATAATTATACTCACAGACTTCTAATCCTTTTTCTATAATCTTAAGTATTTCTTCCTTACTCATTTTATTATATGTACTACTGACCACCAAATATTTCTTTCTAAATACTGTCCTCTTGGGATTTCATCTTCTGCAAAAGAACCTGATATATCAAATGGAAGTTTATGACCAGTCCATATATCTGGCATACCTCCACATTTTATAAGTACTGGAGGTTCTGCAAATACCTTAGAACCTGTCCAATCTTTAGCTAAGTATATTTTCATTTTATAATTCTATAAATCGTTCAACATATTTTTTATTTTCAAAATATTGTTTTCTCTCTTCTATAGATAATGTTTTAAGATAACAATCTGTAGAAAAATCTCTAATATTAAGAGAAGGTTCTACATAAATCCAACTAAACTCTCCTTTTTCCTGAAATCCAAGAATTTCTATATCACCTTCTATCTCTTTTATAGAATTTAATTTTTCAATAAATTTACTAACTTTCATAACGGATTACATTGAATTACATAATAAATATCCTCTACTGTTACATCAGAAGGAGCATTACTTTCTCGCAAACCATACTTAATAATGGAAAATAAATCATCCTTATTTAAAGATTCTAAATATTCTTGTTTAGTCATTTCAATACTTTTTTAAGAATTAAATACAATATGTAAATAACACTTATTCCTATCAAAGGATAAATAATATCATAAATATTTATTTCCATAATTATTTAAATTTATAACTGAACATAAAATCATTGACATATTTTTTCATTTCATCAACTCCTACCATTTTGATTGAGTCAGTAAAGTCTTTGGCAAGATATTTTGGGAGGAAATAATAGTTGAGTTCAGGATGTTCTCTTCGTATCTTTGCCATATTCGATTTTCCTGGTCTATCTGAATCATAAATTACTAATATATGTTTAAAACGTTGTTTAAATTCTTCTAATTTTTTATCATCTATAAAAAGAGTTTCACTATTAGGA